CAGAAGTTGAGAAGGTTACAAAGAATGTGATTGCATCTGTTGACGTTGCTGGTTATAATCCAAAGGAAATGGAAATCTTTCCAACAGGAACACAGTTTCGTGCATTTGTCCTACTTGAGTATTCAGAGGATGAGGCCCGCAAGATTATTATGAATCGTATGATGAAAGATCGTATGGTCTATGGTAAGATTCGTTCTACCAATGCATGGAAAGAACTACAAGAAGAAGTAGACGCATCAAAGAATGAAGATCAGGTTTTGTCAATGTCAAACATTGAAACTGAAATAAATAAGGTAGTCGATGCGGCAGAATAGAGGAAAAACTTTGTCTGGATTAAAAGTAACAGTTCGTGGAGATGACCTCAATGGTGCATTACGAGTTCTAAAGAAACGTATGCAGACAGAAGGCATCTTCAACGAAATGCGAGAACGAACTGCTTTTAGGAGTAAGGGTGAAAAAAAGAGACTTCAACGAGCTGCTGGTAAAAGAAGGTGGTTGAAGAAAATTGACAAACTCAAAGAACAAGGACAATGGCCTAATGAGTAAAAAAACTATTATTGCAAGAACTGAGAATAATGGATGGGTTGCACCAAAACCTAAAAGGAAAAGGAAACCCATGACACCAGAACAAAAGATTGCTGCAGCAGAACGTCTTGCAAAAGCACGTGCTGCAAGGAAACCAGCAAAGAATGAATCAATACATCATTCAGTTCTTGCACTAGGTGATGACCATTTATTTTCTGCAAAAAATGTTAAGAGTTGGATTAAGTCTCAGAAAGATCTGATGTCCTCTTTGAGATACGAAGTGCGAAAAGATGTCAAAGGTGCGAAAGCAAAGTATCATAGTGCAGAAGGATATATAAGACATCTAAAACATTATCTAAAACATGGAGACTACTGTGATAACTATTATGGTGCTTATGGGGAGAAAAAAATAAAATGGCAGACGATAACTCCAAAGGGAATGTAATTAAAGGGCCGTGGAAAAGGGCAAAAAAAGTATCAAGATCACAAACTGAAAAAGTGACTCAAGATATGGTTTTTATAGATGATGTCGCAGAAAATGTTATGATACCTTTGATACATGGTCTTGCAGAAAATGGTGTAGATATTAAGCATGATGATTTCTGTAGGGAGATTGGTTTTCTAAATGAGGTGGTAAGAGCTATCATGTTTAGACATTTGGGATATAAACACGATGTGGCAAATATAATACAATCTATTATGACACTACGAACAGAAAAAACAGAAGATGTGTATGCCTCATTTGATATTGATGTAGTAGATAAATTAAATCAGTATATAATTGATGAAGGAAAAAAAGACGATGACTGAACTGAACGCCGCATGGGTGAATGACGTAAATGTTCGCACACCTTTTAGTCCAACTATTTTAGAATATAAAGTCCCACAAAGATTTATTGATATTGTAAATACATCTGGTGATGCTGTACTACCAGATGATGGATTATCAAAGAAGTTTGATTTTTCTGATAACCTTGTGGGTAAGGTTTCTAAAGAAGTTAGAATACCAGTGCAAGAAGTAGATGATAGAAACTATATGTCAGATATTATCAAGAAAGCTTGTTTAGGATATCTTAAAAATATGATTGTAAACAATCGAGCATATGTGTGGAAAAAGAATGGTGGTGATGATACTCCAACAACTGATAATATTCACCTTGCACAATCTTGGATAGTAAGTCAATACAAACACGAATATAACCCATGGCATAAACATAGTGGGGATGTAAGTGGTGTCTGTTATTTAAAATTACCAGAAGGTATGGAAAACCATTTTGATGAAGAGACAAAAGATCACTATCCTGCTAGTGGTTTAATTGAGTTTAGTTATGGAGAACCTTGTGATTTGAGAAGTGACACACTCATGTTCAAACCACAAGTAGGTATGATGTTGTTGTTTCCATCATATTTAAAACACAGTGTGTATCCATTTTACTGTGATGGTGAAAGACGAAGTATGAGTTTTAATGCATACTTTTTTAACAATGCCCAAGTTGAGGCTCAACGAAATGTTTCTAAGTAGTTTCTGTGTATCATATCCTAAAGCTGCCTCTGATGAGTTAGTTGATAAAATGATAGACTGGTTTGAAAATGATACCACTTCTAAAACAGTGACTCCTAGTAGAGACACCAGAAAAGATATACAAAAATGGGTTGAAGTTGGTACTCCACTTTACAAAGAAATTCAACAAGTCAAAAGAAATTATTTAAATGCTTATCTAGAAGAATTTCCTTATGTGTATAAGGGTAAAAGAAAACTTGAATCTGAAGAGACTAAAATACAACGAACAGACCCACAAGGTGGTGGGTTTCACAATTTTCATTCAGAAGTATCTCACTTTAAAAATGTTCGTAGGGTTCTGGTCTGGACACTATACTTGAATGACATACCAGAAGGTGAAGGCGAAACAGAGTTTTTATTACAAAGGTTGAAGGTAAAACCAGAGAAGGGTAAGATGACTATTTTTCCAGCATCTTTCCCATGGCAACATAGAGGTAATCCAGTTCACGATAGACCAAAATATATTTCTACAGGCTGGTGGTTATTTCCAAAAGAAGGTGCAATGGACTAATGATTATTATGGATATGAATCAAATCTCGTTAGCAAGTCTGATGATGCATTTGAATATGACAAAGGCTGATGTGCCTGATGAAAATTTAGTAAGACATATGATACTTAATTCTATTCGTATGTATAGAACAGATTTTAATCAAGAGTTTGGTGAGATAGTTCTTACATATGATTCTAAACATTACTGGAGAAGAGACTACTTCCCTAACTATAAAGCTGGTCGTAAAAAAGGTAGAGAGAACGATAGTAAAAATTGGGATGCTATCTTTAATTGTTTAAATAAAATTAAGGCAGAGTTCAAAGAAAACCTACCATACAAGTACATGGAAGTGTATGGTGCAGAGGCAGATGATATTATTGCCACCCTATGTAAATACTTAGCTAATGCTAATAAGATTATGATTGTATCTGGTGATAAAGATTTTATTCAACTACAAAAATATCTTAATGTTCAACAGTATAGTCCTATACTCAAGAAGTATGTAAATGGACATGATCCAGTTACCTATATAAAAGAACACATACTTAAAGGTGATGCGAGTGATGGAGTTCCAAATGTTCTATCACCTGACAACACATTTGTCGATGGATTAAGACAAAGACCTTTAGGACGAAAAAAAATTGAAACTTGGTTGAATATGCATATAGATGATTTACAAGATGAAGTCAAAAGAAACTATCAAAGAAATGATAAACTTATCAACTTAGATAACATACCAGAGGATCTTGAGAAAGAGATTATGGTAGATTTTTCTGAGGCGCCTTGTGGTGACAGAAGTAGATTATTAAACTACTTTATTCAATCAAGATTGAAAGAACTTACAGAATCAATAGGAGATTTTTAAAATGATTACATTACTTTTTTCTGAGATACTAGATAAAGTACACAAAGCAAAAACTAAAGATAAAAAGATTGCAATTCTTAGAGAGAACAATACAGACTCATTGAGGATGTTACTCAAGGCTGCATTTGATCCAACAAAGACATGGGTGTTTCCAAAAGGTAATGTTCCTTATACACCAAACGATGCTCCTGCTGGAACAGAACATACAGTGTTGGCACAAGAGGCAAAGAAACTTTGGAGATTTATTGAAGGTGCAGATAAAGTAACCAAGCAACACCAGAAAGAAAATATGTTCTTTCAAATGTTAGAGGGTTTGCACGCCAGTGAAGCACAACTTGTTATTGATGCAAAAGATAAAAAGTTACACCAAGTTTATAAAGGACTTTCTGCAGCAGTAGTAAAGGAAGCATTTGGTTGGAATGATGACTTTATGTTACCAGATCCAGATACATATCCACAGGCAAGTCGTTCTGCCAGTGGATTGGTAATGGATAGATGAGGGTAACACCAATCCAAAAGTCTGTGTTTTCAAATAGACAGAGATCACAGACATGGACTAGGAAATCTAGTGATTCGCACGATTCGCCAGAGTTACAAAAAGATGGGTTTGAAAAATCTAGTGATAACAGTGTTTTAGAAAAGGGGTTGACATACATTAAATCTTATGGTAATATGAGTAGTAACATTGAGAAAGAGAGAAAAAATGACTATTCAGATCCAGAAAAATTTTGATAATTTAGAAGATGGTATTCAGAATATGATTGATGCTGCAATCCATGACTATGGTCAGTGGATGAAACCAGATACCGAAGTTCGTGCTAAAATGAACAAAGAATTTGCAGAAGGTTGGGTTATCAAGACTGGCCCTAAATACACAAAGATTTTGCAAAAACATGGTGGAAATGTTTGGGGATTTGTTGTTGCGGTTGATACCGACAAGAAGTTCAAAAAAGGTGATTTGTTAAAACCTGCTGGTTACAATGCTCCTGCTCGTAACGCAGCTCGTGGTAATGTTCTAGAGGGTGGTTTCCGTATTCGTTGGACTGGCCCTGAGTATTTGAAATAGGAGATTTGTTTATGATACCAAAAGCACCAAATGTTAAGTACGAAGTATTCCTCACTAATTTTGGTTATACTTGTGGTGCGACTGACACACTAGAAAAGGCAATCAAGATTGCAAAGAAAACTGGTTATCAGTGTCAGATCTTTCTTGCAGATAATCCTTTCAATATCGTAAAGACTGTGTGTCCTATTGGTGGAGCTCGTTCTTAATGAATAATGTAGTTCCGATATTGGTTATCATTGCCTGTATAATGATTGTTGGATACATAGAAGATCCATGTGCAACAGAGGGATTGATGAAAGGTTGTATGGATTAGACAGTTTGATTCGGTTGGCACCTCTCTCTCTCATCATCAAAAGCCACCGAATCACTTTCCCACGATTCGCAACGATTCGTTTTATGATGAGAAATGTGACTTGATAAATCGTTGTAATTGTTGGGAATAAAAGGGGGGTTGACAAGACCCCCCTTTCTTGTTATAGTATATGTATAGTCAAGAGAAAGAGAGAAACCATGACCTACAAATTCCTAGAAAACATTGTTGAGTTAGAAAAAAACCTTTGGAAAGAAATCGTTGAG